ATCGCGGTTACGGTTGGTAGCTAGACTAGATAGGTTAACTAACTGATCAATTTTATTTTTTATTTTTTTATCAAGTTCTCTACGTTTACTTATAGAATTAAAGAAAGTCTTTACAGGGGGCATCTTACCTTTTCCTGAGATATTTTTACCGCGGTGTTTGTATCGGGAATAAAGCCTTGTGTGAATCATCCATATAAAAAATACACCATTATTTTAATAAGTCAGGATGGGTCTCTCAATTATCATGGGGAACATGTTTTCAGGTAAGACCTCAGAACTTATTCGAAGGTTGAAACGACTCAAAATTTTAGGGAAGCGGATTGTGGTTGTAAATTCTGCGAAAGATACGAGATCTCCTGATGAAGTTCTCAAGACCCACGATAACGTAAAGTTTGGTTGTTACAAAGTATTTAACTTGTATGAACTCACGGGGAAGTGCGACTTTGAGGATTCTGATATTGTAGCTATCGATGAAGCGCAGTTTTATCCCGATCTTAAAAGGTTTATCGTGACATGTCTAGATATGGGGAAGGATGTTATCATCGCAGGTCTCGATGGTGATGCGTTTCAGAGGAAATGGGGAGAACTTCTAGAGTGTATCCCAATTGCCAGTGAAGTTACAAAGTTGTCAGCATTGTGTATGTACTGTAGACATGAGACCCCGGGTCCATTCACAAAGCGCATAGTGAAAAACACAGAACTCGAACTCATCGGTGGGAGTGATATGTATGTCGCAGTCTGTCAAAAACATCTATGAACATCTAAGATGAGTACGACTCGTCGTCCTTCACCTGTTTTTATAAGTTCATGGTACCTCGAATGATCAAATAGAAACTCTTCACCATCTTCGTGTATATGTGATCCTTTCTCAGTATAGAGTGTACAATCACCCCCACCCTCTATAGTAAGATGATACCGTAAATACCAGTTCGATTCAGCCCGATGTGGTGGAATAACCATTGATCCCTCAACCACGGCGAACCGAGCAGTCTCTTGATGGATACTGGGAATCTGATCAATCAGACTTTTTAAAAGTGGGAAATTTTCGGCTTTATAGAAATAGTACCCATCATTTGTATCAAACCATGGGTCTATATCATGGAAGAGGTGACGATCAAGTGTGGGTGAAACTTCAAGAAACTCTCGACGTATCTTGTCGTAGTGTGCCTTTACGAGCCAGAGTCCGGGAATTTCAGGTGTGGATACCACACTTAGAATATCTATAAATGTATTCTGTATACCCACCATGATACGTTTCGAATTACTGAAATAAAGGCGATCTATCGGTGCTTTCAAATAATCATAAAGTAACATGCATACGGGAACCAGTAACACAGGCCACATTATTTTCTCCATAGATAATAAAAATGCCAGGTTACCCCAGAAAGTCTATGTATGCTGCCCCAGCACCAAATGAGGAGGTTGACACGGTCGAGAAGCGTTTTGTCATGCCTAACATTTCCCTTGTTCAAATTGCTCTCGTCATCATGGTCGTCGCCTACGCCTATTCGGCTCGGAAGGTGAATGGTGTCGTCGCGGGTTCCGTCGCACTCACTGTGGTCCTTCTTCACCTATATGATCATTTGTACCGTGTGAAACGTGGTCCCGAAAGCCTTTTCTTTTTGCCCAAGAAGGAAAAGTATGGCTGCCAGGCGTGTAAAAATTAAATACTCATAAATTATAAGTATGCGCGTCAAAATTACTAAAAGTCCTAATTCTAAAAAGAAGTTCAGGGCGACCTTAGAAGACGGCAGGACTGTTGACTTTGGTGCCAGTGGGTATTCCGACTACACCAAACACAAGAATCCTTCACGTATGCGTTCTTATGTACTCCGCCATGGTGGTAAAGTACCGAAACGTATTATAGCAGAACGAGATCCAAAAAGGATTCATAAAATGATGCTCGATGTGATATCGAGTGACAAAGAAGACTGGAAGAAGAGTGGTATCGACGGGGCTGGATTCTGGTCCCGTTGGTACCTCTGGGGTCACCCTACGTTTGAGGGGGCGAAAAAAAGTATTTCGAATAAGTTTGGGATGGTTTTCATCTAATATACAAGAAAATCTTGAAATGTCACTATTTCCCCTTGATTAATAAGTACGACGAAGTTGTGATCATCCTTTGTGAAAAATAATGGATTTGGTGACGCTAGTGTATATACACGATCTATGGTTATATTGATGCGATCCAGGTATCGAAGTACTACCGACAGATCTATCATGTCTAAAGCAATTCTAAATTTACCAACAGAAAACTCATACGTATCATCGTGATTCTTATTGAGTAAATGTTTCTTTATAAATTTTTCAGTCTCATTTTGTGGATTTGAACCGATAGTATTCACAGTTTGAGAATACTTCATCAAATCGCGAACACCGTGGGCGAGTTTTTTTATAAAGACGCACTTCTCTGGAGTCATACTCTATATTACCCTAAAAGAAATTATCTGTTCGGTACATGTTAACATCAAATGAACCAGTTTTTCCGGTTACAGAAACTGATTCATTTCCATATAGTTCCTGACATCCGATGTCATCTACACAGTCGCGACCATCATGATTCACTGGGATTGGGTACAGGTTTTCACCCCCAGTTGTAGTGTAGTAATGGTAGCGATCTCGGCGACCACGAACCTCCTTACCGTAAAGGGGTAGAGTCTCACCTTCTTCTCCTACGATGATACCCATCTGTTGCATGTATCCAGGTTTGTATTGCTTAATTGGTGGTCCTCTGAACTCTGGTGTACGTATCACCTCGCGCGATACGATAGGTCGGGGAGGTGGCGCCATGACTGGAACCTCCACCTGTACCTCAACGATCTGTGGATTGTACCACATGTAACCCACAGTGAGGACGAGTACAACGAGTGCGATCATCAACATTTGAGTCTTTGTCTTCTTCTTCATTTACTATAGTTAAGGAAAATCTTTCACTTGGAGATATGAAGGTACTATCAATTGATATTGGATATCATAATATGGGATTGGTATTAGCAGAGTCTTTACCTGGACCAAATATCACAGTGGAATATATAAAGAAAGTGAGTCTCGGAGACTACAAATATATACGATCAAACAATTTTGTAGACTTGATTCCTTTATTTGTAGAAGACCATCAAGAAATTTTTGATTCAGCTGATAAAATACTTATAGAAGCACAGCCACCGGGTGGTTTCACTAATATTGAAATCCTATTACATTACATGTTCAAAGAGAAGGTTTCTTTAATTTCACCTGTGAGCATGCACGCACATTTCGGAATGAGACATCTTGATTATGACCAAAGAAAAGAGAGAACTGTATCCATATCTGAAAAATATATCGATGGAGATATTCCATATGAAAGAAAACATGACATTGCTGATGCTCTATGTATGATTGTGTACCATAACTTTAGAAATTGTGTACATTTTTTCGATAAGTTTAGGTACTCATAGGTTTACCTTTAATTAATTTATCGAAATCCTTTACAAACGTATCAAAATATCCCAAACGATATTGCACAAATGCCCAAAGTGCGAAAAATGTGGTTTTTGTCAGTTTATTCAGTTCATTTTCTTCCATTTTATAAATAGGTCCCACAACTTTTCCCATGAATGTCTTTTCCTTATCACGCCCCGTGACATACATCTCAGCCTGAGTCAAGGCACATGTATCATCATTTACTGACCAGTGATAAAAGATAAATGGAATGATCATCGAGTAAAATTCCAGGTTTCTTCTATTGTTCATGAAAGGTACCACGAGGATCCACAAAAGAAAAATAAGATGAATGATGAATATTATATTCATTTACTATATATAATGGTAAAAGAAAAAATTATATGGAACGACCAGCATGAAATTATATTAAGACAGTGGGGTGAGACCTGTGCGTGCTACAGGTTTATGCACCATCGTGCGTTCTTACTCTATAAAGATTTGAGTATGAAGTTCACTTTACCTGTGATTGTTCTTTCAACTATTACAGGGACTGCAAATTTTGCACAATCGACTTTACCTCTCAGTATTCAGCCAGCCGCGCCATCTGTTATAGGTGGTTTAAACTTGATAGCGGGTCTCATCGCCACAATTTCAAATTTCCTAAAGATTAACGAATTGATGGAAAATCATAGAACTGCCGCGTTATCACATGGTCTCTTATCTAGAAATATTCGTTTAATGTTAGCTATACCACGAGATGAGCGTAAAATTCATGGTCTGAAGTTTGTAGAAGAATGTAAAACTGAATATGATAGACTACTTGAACAATCTCCACCAATTCCTAAAAAAATTATGACAAACTTTGATAAAGAATACCCTCTAGATAATGTATTTACAAAACCAGAGATTCTTAATGTGCGTTCAATCCCACTTTTGAAAGTTCCTAAAACGATTGAACCTATAGAAGCTATAACTAAAAATACACCACTCGAGCGCGTGGGTAAGTTCCTTTCCAAATTAAAATCAGAAGAAATCATTGAAGAGGAAGAGGAAGAGGGAGAGGGAGAAGACTCAGACGTCGAGCAAGGTACACCAAAAGAATGAACATAGTCAAGTTGGTTAGAATTCCACACACAACGTATGGTACAATTTTCCTTTTTAAAGGTTCTACGATACGTTTATGGAGTGCGTCGTTCTCGAGTACTAAATCTATCGCCTGATTAGTAAGATCATCAATGGACTCTTTCATTAAAGTAATTGAACAAAAAAAAGATCCAATTGTGACGACAATTCACACGAAACAAATAGAACTTATTAAACGTTATATACGGGAGGGGAAGAATGTATTTATATGTGGTAGCACCGGTGTTGGAAAATCATATGTACTGCGCGCTGTCCTTCAAGGCCTGAATCATGTTGAGTTACAGAGTGAACATATGAAAAGTAAGTCATTGTTTTTACCATTCATACGACCCTCGGTGAAACACGTGTTCATTGATGATTATGAACCTGTATTTAAACCGGTCATAGAGAAAGTTGCGGATGGTGACCGTATTTCTCGTGGATCTCTCCTGGTGACAACCACGAATATGTGTATGTATCCAAACTTTGAAACTGTGTTTATCCCTAGACATAAACCAGACGTTCTAATGACATTGACTGATGATCATGGTCCTCGTGTAGAAAGTGCAGCCATGAGATCAATTGGAAATATTCGTACATTTTTTACATATCTAGAAGGGTATGATGAAATAGATGACTTCAAAAGTCCGAAAGAGTTTATCGCAGAAGTTTTATCAGATCCTAACCCAATTGAGATACGTGATAGTGTCTCTGAACATGGTCACATGTGGGATGTATTCCAAGAAAATTACCTAAACTCCAAAGATGTGGATATTATTAAAGTATCTGGGTCGTTTTCGGATGCTGATATGTATGATAATCGTATGTACGCCCATGGTGAATGGAACCTCATGCCGTACTTTGTTCTTCATGCCCTAACTATTCCTAAGAGCGCTCTAGGTGAACCACTCGAGAGAGACAAAATTAGGCCCGGAAGTTGCTGGACAAAGTTTGGAAATTATAAGATGCGAAAACAAAAATTTGAAGAAATTAAGAAGAAATCGAGAATGGGTCTCGGTATAGAGGAACTTGGTCTATTAAAGAAATACGCAGAAAATGGAGACTTAGACCCATTGCTTGAATATAAAATCACACCCCAGGATTTCGACGTCATTAATCATCTCGCAGTTGGAAATGGCTTAAAATCGAGAGATGTAACAAGAGTAAAGAAAGCATTGAAACATGCCTACGAACGAAGAAGAACCTGAACCCGTCGAAGAATGTGTAAAGGTCATCGGCAATGAACTCCTATTCTATGGTGATGTTGATCGTGAAAATGCACTCTTGTTTGTCGAAAAGTTTAAAAAACTGGAGATTGATCTTCTGAAAAAGAAAGCTGAACTATTTGGATATGAACCACAGATTCGTGTACATATCATGAGCGAAGGTGGTTGTATCTTTGCAGGTATGAGTATGATGAATGTTCTCGAAACTTCACGGGTGAAAGTTATCACCGTCGCCCAAGGGTCTTGTTGTAGTGCTGCTACGTTTGTGTTACTCGGTGGTGCTGAGAGACGTATGGGGAAAAATGCATATATTCTCATCCATCAGATTTCTACCGAAATGTGGGGTAATTTTCAGGAACTCAAACACGAACTGAAATCGACGGATAAGTTTATGAAGAAATTAAAAGAAATGTATCTCGAAAAGACTAAAATCCCTGAGAAGGTTCTAAAAAAATTGATGAAAAAAGATATTTATCTTTCGGGTGAAAAGTGTCTCAAGTATAAGATTGTTGACGCTGTTGACTAATCGTCACAGAGCGCTTATACATCGCCAATATACATATGACAATAAACACCAGACAAAATGTATTTACAGTCAAGGGGACTGGTGATCCCTCTGGAGGTCTAAGTCGTTCCATTCTACCATAATTTACAACTGGAAGTAGAGACATCTATTTAAAGTTGAGAAATTAAATAAACCTAGTATGGAACGCCTTATAAAAAAGGATAAAAATGGGAGTGCTCGTTTTCCCGTTGGTGTGGTAGTTAGAGATTACGAATAATAATAGGGTATAGTAATGAACAAGATTGCGATCGATATCGATGAAGTTCTTGTCCCGTTTCTCAGTCCTATGTCGAGGTATCACAAA